CCCTGCGTCTGCCGATCGTTGAACGAGGTTGCCGATGAAGAGCCGATGGTCAACTCTTCCCCCTCCTCCAGCCCGAACACGGTGAGGATCGGCACCCGGGCGACGTGGAGGATGTTGTCCTGCTCGCTCTGGCTCTGCCAGTGTTTAACGTTCAGCAGCGCCATATTCAGCAGCGGCGGTGAACCGCACATGAAGCCGGTGCGCTTGGTGTAGAGCGTGACTAGGGTGATATCTCGACGGGAGGTTGCCCACTCTTCGTGCTTTTGCCAGGTTGATTCACCCTGACCACCAGCGGTCTTTCGATAGATTTCGACCTTGCCCGGCGTCAGGAGGCGGATCTGTTCGACTTTCGTCTGCCCGAAGTCGTCACCGTCTTCGACCACCACCTCTTTGATGCGCAGCGACGTGAGCACGACCTTGCCGCCAGTCATCTTCGACTTCCAGCCGATCACCTGGCGGGGATTCAGCATGGTGACGTACGGGCGCGCGCCGGTGGCCTTCTCATCCGCCTTGGTCTTAACCTGTTCGGGGTCAACGCGTGGGTAGTCCACCAGCGCATGGGAGAGGCCATACTGCATCGCCAGGCTGAAGAACGACTGCGCCCATACATCCAGGCGGGTGCCTTCGAGGTCAACGTCTTTTGCGAACTCGCGGAGCTGGTCCGGGACGTTCTCGCCCAACTGGATTGGCTCCGCGAATACACGCCCGACGTTCTGGTTGATCGTCTCTTCGTAGGCAGGAAGTAGCGTGGCCACCGCCAGGCGCTTTTTGTAATCCTCTTTGTCCTCCTTCGGCCAGCGCGGCAGATATGCCTCACCCAGTTCGCGCATGTACAGCGTACCGCCCATCAGAGCGTCGTTAATGTCCCACGCCTGCACCATGTTCCCATAGTCCAGATTGGGTGTTGAAATATCAGGCATGGAGTTAAATCCGTAGGTTGGTGACTTTTCCGGTTGGCTTGATGATCGGGAATTGCTTCACGATGTAATAACCACCAGCATCATTGGGGTGATCGTTGTCGGCTGATTTGTCCGGCTCGCCGTTCGCCGCCCATACCTGCTGTTCCAGGCTGTCGGTGTAAACCGGGCAGCGGGTAACGTTGACTTTATAACGGCGATCACCGTTGCCGTTGCAGAACATGGCGTTCATGGAGTTAATGCGATCTTTCACCGGCGGGTTGGCGGCGTTCACCACCACGCTAAATCCGGCCTGTTTAAGCTGCGCGATATCCGTGGCGCTGGCGTTGTTCGATTTGCGCGAATCGCCGGAAGCATCGGGATAGATGTAAATCTGACGAGAGGCGACATAACGTCCGCCCTCATAGCGCCAGAATTCCTCCTGGATGCGCTTAATCATCGCTGGCGTGTCATAAACCTTCACCAACTCCCGTACAGCTCTCGGTTCTCCGTCGCGCAGCACATGGACGATGGCTGCCATCTTGCCAACGTTAAAGTCCATGCCGATATACAGTGGTTCGCCTGCCTGCTCCTCATCGGTACAGCCGTTAAGCTGGCGGTCGAACTGGTGATAGATGGTGCCGCTGGTCAGGTTGGTGAATTTCCCACGCAAATACGCCTTAATCAGTTCTGGCGGATAGGAGTCCATCAGCGAAGGGATGTAATCGTGGGGAAGGTTCGCTTCATTATCGAACGTTGAGGCCTGTATCAGGCCATACAGCGTCGCCAGTTCAGGCTTATCGCGCACAGCTTTAACAAACTGCTGGTAGACGAACTTAAAGCCCTCTGGCGTGGTGGTCACATCGATGCCGTTACGCAGGCCGTCAACCTTGTAGCGCATACGAGCAATGATTTTTCGCCATGCCTGCTGCGCTTTTGCGGCAGCCATAACGTCCAGTTCATCAACCATCGCGTTGCCGATTTTGAAGCCGACAATAGAGCCTGGCTTCTCCATCGAACGGCAGATAGTCGTTCCGCGGTACTGACGCCCGGCGTAGAAGTGAACCTCTTTGTTCCCCTCGTTGATTTTGACGTTCATGCCCCAGTCGAAAGCCACCTCTTCCACTGTCGGATAGAAGATGTCACGGATCTGCGGATAGGTCGGCGCGAAGTAGCCCTGGTTGATTTTGGGGAACTCCCACATCCCCTTGCAGATGCCGCCGCAGCCAACCCATGTCTTACCGGAACCGAACCCGGCAACATAGGCCTTAAACTTATGCGGCATTGCGAGGAAGCGCGCCTGGGGAACGTTAAGCGTCGGCGCTATCATCACGAACCCTCGCGTCTACCACGTTAATGTTGATTGCAACTGGTGCGGGAACATCATCATCAGGATCGGCTGCCAGCCCTTTGCGGAGATTTTCCACTTTCAGTTGCCGACGTTCGATTTCAATCTGCTGCAGACGCTGCGCAAACTCGCTATCAGCCAGGCCAAGCCGCTTCATCACGGCTTCATACATGCGCTCGCGGCTTATGGCTGTTATCTCAACGCCATTCTTACCCAGCTTCACGCCGGAATAAGCCAGTGCAGCATCAGGAGGAAGTTTCCGGGTATCCGCGAAGTATGGCTGTCCTATTCCATCGCCATTGCAGCGTGGACAATCAGGATTAGGCTCCCGGTTGTGGTCGTAGCCATAACCGCCTGGGTCCTCAGGAGGTTTAACTCCCTCCTTGCCTTCAACCTTTGCCAGCGCCTCGTCGAATTCGACTGCATCGCGCCACTGGTAGTGATGACCGAAGCCCCAGCAATAACGGCAGGCACCGCGACGATACTGTGAAAGCTGGTTTGCATCGAAGGTGGCGAGTTGCCACATCTGGGAGAGAACTTCATCGGCACTGCCAAGCGTGCGCTCTATGGACGCTTTCTGCTGGTGCGCAATAGCCTGAGCCACACTAACTTTTGCTAACAGCCTTGCACCCTGCTCGTTGGCTGTCTTTTTGCTGTAACCCGCCCGGATAGCTGCCTGTGTGGCATTGCGATCCTTGAGGTATTCTGCGACGAAAAGTCTTTGCTGGGCCGTCAAGCCATCATCATCCACCAGCTCATCTGCGCACTTTTCCTTTTGCGCAGTGCGCACTTTCTTCTGCGCAGTTTTTTGCGCAGTTTGCGCAGTAGGCTTTTTGATGTGTCGGCGTGCGGTTGCATAATTCAGTCCCTGCGCTTCACACCACTCCTTCGGTGATACGCCGGTTACGGCATGGTCGGACAGGAACCGTTGCTGAAGCACGCCCCAGTCCGGTTTTGCCATAAACTATTAATCCTTTTCGAGAGCCTTAAATACCGCCAGTGATACCGCGGCCTGGCCTGTTTCGACATCCTCATTGATGATTGCCAGGATGCGTTCGGAGGTGTCTTCAATCTTCGCGCGGGTTTCTTCCGGCAATTCGCTTAAAGCGCCTTTGAACATCAGGTATCGGGCTTTGTTTTGTGGATCAAGCGCCATTACTTACTCCAATAAAAAAGCCACCAGCAACAGCCAGTGGCTCACGACTGAATGACTCTCTTTGAGGCGCGTACGATGCGCATAAAAAATGCAGAAGCTATCAGCTGGATAGAGTGAAATTACCAAATCGTTAGTCGCTTCGATTATAAGAAAAATCTTATGCCAAATATTTTCAATATTCTTACATTGATACCGTAACGAATATGCATTTGCATCCCTCATGAGCAGATCGGATTTCCTACTCATGAGGGTTTCTTTTTAAGTTTCCCTGAAATATTTCTGTCGGCCTGAGTATGCTCATTTTTGTATAGGGCTTACGCAGGCAGGCATTAGTTATACAGACTGACTCCTGATGCATTAACCGCTGAGAACATCATATGAAATATTTGATTGCTGACTTAATTGAAAAAATTGCTGATCAGGAAGCATCCAAAAAGGAAGCTCTCGTCCAGCTGGATGCCCTGAAAATTGTGGTCACAGCTTTGTTCGCTCATCTTGATTCACATGCAAAAGAGGCCATTCGGGATCATATATCTCATGCCTTTGAGAAATTAGCTGAGGAAAATTCGAATGACCTTACCGAGCTGGATAGCCTGAAAGGCGCCACATTAGCTTTGCTAAGCCGCAATATTGTTCTGCCGTCGTTCCCTGCCGAAGCGGTGAGATCGCGGGACTCTCTCTGTTAAAGCGCGGCACAGGTAAAAAAGCCACCAGCTGATGCCAGTGGCTTGAATGGGGATGTGGTGACCGGTGCTGATCGCCGGCTTGGTCAGTGCTTCGCCCGGTCATTATCACGCCTAGCGACCTCTGCGGGTCGTCCCCGCGCCAGTACAGTTCATATCGCATCAGCCTTCGCCATCACCACAATTCGTCATTATCACAGGCACTCAGTGATGCCTGCTGCAACGCTCTATCCCCTACAGGGTATATTTACGATTTATCCCCTATAGCCATTACGATGGGTCTACTCATGGTGATGACTTTGTGCGGAAAATCTTAATGTCCCACGCTTACGCTTGTTGTTACCAGGTAGGGTGCCATTCTGTACAAGACTCTGATGCGGAGAATGCCAAACTCCGGGGAAGCATCAATAAAAAGAGCATTGAAACTGAGACTCCTGTGGCCCTCCTTGTGAGGGCTCTTTTTTGCCATTATCAAGCCCACCAGCAGATGGGCTTTGTAATGGCTAGCCGTCGAGTTGCAATACACCATGCTCCAGTGAATCGGAATATGCAATCAGTCCAGTATATTCCGGGACAATCTCGCCATCATCCGCTTCGAACTGCGGGATTGTCACAGTGGTGATGGTGTATTGTGGCTGGCCGTCTTCTTTGGCGAAGATTGCCAGGTCCTCAATCTGTTTTGCTGTAAGAACTACTGTCATGCTTATTCCTCGGTGTTTAAAAAGCCTCTCGATTTCGAGGCTAAGAATTCTCTATGCTTACAGTCCAGAAGAGAGACGGTGTCAGAGCCTCAGAGTTAAGGCTTTAATCAAGCATATGACCCTATATCAGGACGTTTGCTTTTATGTATTAAGAATCATCCTGGTGTTACCGCTTCCGCTTGTTAAATCAGAACCACGGACCATATTTATAACTCCCTGCAAGGCTCCTACCTACACTAGGGAATCCCATGGAACTATCTCATGACCCGCATGAGTACAATCAAAAACATCTGTTCATAGCATGTGTTGCCCTCTCTCCAGGGGGGCATTTTTTTGCCTTTATCAAGCCTACCTACAAATGAGCTCTGGAATCACTGCCAGTTAAGGTGCCAGCCTGTTTATCACGTACTCACTTAAGACACTGAGTCCGTATGTAATCCTGTAACCCGGTCAGCTGCTTTGTTGCGGTTTCGATTCGCTCTCTGAGGGTGAAATAATCCCGTTCAGCGGAGTCAGTAAGTCTGGGGGTGCTGCCATCATCCAGGCTGGTGGTGCTGGTCGCTCCGTTCGTGGTGCATCTTGCGTTGAGCTGCAGCCGACGCTTGCCAGAAGCAACATCGCGCTCAAGCTGATCGATAGTGGCTTTTGCATCCTGCAGTTCTCCGGTGTATTTGGCATCCAGCGCAGCGACATCACGCTGGCGCACCTGCATATCGTTGATGGTGGCGGTTGCCAGTTTCAGGTTTTGCTCTGCGTCGTCAGCACGCTTCTTCTCATCAAGTACCTGACCGAGCAGAAGGTGAATAACCAGCAGGGATAAAATCAGCTCGATGCCGATTATCAGCCAGGCTTTAGAGGTCATGTTTGCTCTCCGCCAGGCACATCGAGCGCTCCATCTCGCGGCGGTTCTGAAGGCCTTTCCACTTCATGCCGCCAGCGTAAACCCAACGGCGCATTTCTTCGCACGCCCCGTCGTGATCACCTTTGTTCAGCTTGCGCAGAAGCGTGGACTTCGAGAACGCGTCAGAACCAACGTTAAAGACAAAGCTGTAAAGTGCAGCTCGCTGATACTCGCCAAGCGGCACCCTGACCAGATTGTCTACAGTGCGCTTTGCAGGCTGGAGGTCTTTCCACAGCAACTGGTCACACTCGCGATCGGTATAAGTTTTGCCCCTGACGATATCCCGCCCAGTGTGACCGTCGCACACAGTCCACACTCCGGCGACATCTTTATAAGCTTCGTACTTCCGCCCTTCGACGCCATCCTGCCCACCAAGGAATAGTGAGGCAATCAGCATTGCTCCGCCACCCGCTGCGGCGATCAGTTTATTGCGAAGGCTGCTGGTCATTGGCATATCAGTCTTCTCCAACTTTCACCGCCGGGCCGTATTTCTCCAGCGCCTTAACCTGCGCATTGGCGACCTTGCGTTTGAAATACCAGTTAATGAGTCCGGTAACGATTATCCCGGCAATACCCGCCAGTACGCCGATGGCGCTCCATTCGTCAGGACTCAGTTTTGTGAGGACGCCGTTCAGGATGGTTCCTCCTGAGGTGCCGAGGGCGACTCCGGTGACAAGTTTGCTCATACGTGACATTTCTCTCACCTCGCTGTTCGCGGGTGTTATGTTTGAAGAATCAGGCTCTCCGGATGAATTAACGACAAGACCTTGATGGGGGTTTCCGGGAGCCTGAAATAGAAAAAGGCCGCCAATTGGCAGCCTTAGAAATAGATGATATTGAGGTTGTGGTGCCGGGTGCCTCCCGGTGACTCTGTGCCAGACCACAGACCCGCGTTACTCACCTGCCTGTCTGGACGCCCCACCGCATAGGGGGATTCACCACAGGTACAGCCTAATTGCTTAACGTTAATAAAACTAATCTTTTCTGTTTATTTGTAGCTCAGGCTCCATCTCACTTAATGGGAAAGAAGATGAAAAGCTTTTCGCGAGCCTGAAATAAAAAAAGGCCCGCTTTTCAGCAGGCCTAACTGAGTAGACAATCTAAGTAGGTAGGCGTGTTACCTTGCCATTATCCGTGCAACAGCTGTGTCGAGCAGCGTCACTGACCGGTCAGGATGTCCGGCCAATGGTTCTGGCCTGGCTCACAATTTAAAGATAGCATCAGTTTCGAAGCGGGAATAAAAAAAAGCCTGCTCGGAAGAACAGGCTCAAAAAGCACTTACCAGGTTTTCATAAAGGTGCCGGGTGCCTCCCGGTGACTCTATGCTAGACCATAGAACCGCGTTACTCACCTGCCTGTCTGGACGCCCCGCCGCACAGGGGGATTCACCAGATAAAAGCCTATACCCTATATTGAAACGCAACGGTGTTTATTTCAAACATGTGGCGGCGTTAACGGTCCTGATAAAATCTCGGCCTCGCCATCATCACAAATATCGTAACCCTGAGTCAGATGCCATATACCCTTGATGACCCGCCCTGTTCGCAGGTCTTCCGTTTCGCCATCGGTGTAGAAGGCGACCTGAACCCTGCCATTGTGCTGTATCCAGTAAAATCCTTCTTCCATCTTTTAATCCTCCGGTATGTTTGAGCTACGAATGTCTCTCATTCTTCTGATGATTCCTGAGGATGCTTGGTTATGGTCAGGCTTTGTCTCACGGCACGTTTCAGTTGCTCCCTGCTGAGTATCAAGTATCCGCGCTCGCCTGGCATGGAAAGCCGGTATTCTCCACCTAAAGGCATCGGAGTAATTAAATACCTACGCCCTTTATAGAAAATCCAGTTCACTTCAAACCTCATTTCTCTGGAGGTGTAATTATAGCTAAATAACAAGCAAGGAAAAATCAGAGGGGGCTAAAACTCCAGCGAGCCCGCATCGAGGATCTGAACCCTAAACCACAGAGGTTGAAGCTCCGCGCTCTCTTCCGTTGAGCTAATGGCTGATAAAAAAAAGACCAGCAATGAATGCTGGTCAGGGTCATGCAATTGTCTCTGCTTTTGGGCAATCCCCACCCAAGATTTATAGTCGTTTCGAGTACACTATCGAATACCATTTTAAAGTTAGCACCCAAACGGCAATACAGACAAAGCAGCAAGATCTTATGCTTCAGTTTTGTGACGAATGAAATACTGGCGGGTTTTCTGCGCAAACAAAAAGCCCCACGGTGTGAACCGCAGGGCTTGAAACGAAGACAGTAACCCATCGTTGGGATGAAATTAACACAGATTCCGGAAAAGTAAATAGCCCACGATTGAAACGTAAACTATTTCCGTGAGCGCTATCGCGTTATCTGCTTGAGCTGCGCTTCTGCCCACGCCTCCTCGATATCGAATTTCGAGATCAGCTGGTCGTAGAATGGCTTAACAGACTTCTCCCATGTGGCGACGCTGATCGCATCCGTAATCTGGCAAACAGCTGCATAAGCCTCAGTTGAAGGGATCCGCTCATACCCGCGCCCACTGCAGCGCTTACATGTGCTGAATACCGGCACACCCTGTTTCTTCGTTTCCTTCTGGTTTACGGCTTTGCCGCGTCCCCGGCAGTCACTGCAGGCTGCGCTGACAACTCCTTTGCCGGTGCATTTCCGGCATATGACTTTGACCTGGTCTCTGACGTTACGGCGTTTTTCCCACATACTTGGTTTCACAGTGCGCGCCATCTTGGCCTCACTCCAGTCAGGAGGGAGATCCGCCTTTTTGGGCATGGCAGTTTTCATAGTGAACACGTCAGCCTCGATAAACCCCTGCCCCGCGCAGCAATCGCACTGTTTCACGCTGGCAGCGCTGCGCGAATAGTCCTCAAACGCGAACGTGGCCAGCTGATGCATTACCATTGGCTTAAC